GCTAGAGGCGAAAACCCTTAAACGGTGGAGATGCGAGGAATGTTTTCATTGTTGCGAGAGAACACAAGCAGACTATCCGATAAAGAGCGTAATGGGTTGTGAGAGTAAGTATAAGGTTATCTATGGCAAAAACTAGGCTTGTTTTTAAGGATAATCAAAAGAATATAAGGGGGGATACATGGAACATGATTTATTGCCTTTTATATCGTCTATGGTGATAGTCGCCCTTCTTTTAGGGTGCTTTGTTTGGTAGGCTATTTATATGAACAAGATAGGATGGTAAATGAAAGTACCAAGTAAGGAAGAGCTAAGAGAGCAGTATTATCCAGTGGTCGTTAAGTGTCACCGTGTAGAGTTAGCGGATCATGTTAGGTATCTAGATGATGAAATCGGACCTAATAGGAGTAAGTTCATAGTTATAGATAGTCATGGTTATAGAATCGGTGCTTATAAGCGTAAGGGTGATAAGATATACTGGTTAAAGTTCTACTCTAAAGATAAATATAGAAGGATAAATGAAAATACCAGTAGAAGCGTTTGAACCTCATAAATGGCATTTAAGAGAGCTTGTTAAGTTCGATAAAGCTAAGAAGACAGGCTTTGTTGACAAGCGGTTCTTCGTTAACGTATGGCATAGACGTGCTAGAAAGACAACGTTAATGCTTAATATCCTTATTAGAGAGTGTATTCAACACCCTAAAAGCGTATATGCTTATATCATGCCAACTTACGCACAGGCTAAAAAGGTAGTATGGAACGATCCTAATATGTTAAAGACTTACTTGCCTATGCAATACGTCAAGAAGATGAACGAAACAGAGTTGCGTGTAGAGTTTGTCAACGGTTCTATACTCTACTTACTTGGGAGTGATAATCTACGTGGTATGGACTTTAGGGGCGTAGTATTAGACGAATACGCTGAACACGACAACAATACTTATGACGAGTTCATACAGCCTATTCTATCGTTACCTAACAGGGACGGTTCTAAGAAATGGGCTACGTTTATATTCACACCTAAAGGCAAGAATCACGCCTTTTCAACGTATCAAATCGCACAACAGCAACAAGAACACGGTTTATATACCTGTTCAATGTTAACAGCAGACGAAAGCAAGATGATTCCGGCTGAGGATTTAGCTGAGATTAAACGCAGAACACCTGAACGTATCTTTATGCAAGAGTATCAATGTGCGTTTCATGATGATGCCGCAGGTGTGTTCCGTAGAGTAACAGACGCTATTGGTGGCGAGCTTGAACCACGTAACCCTAAGTATACGTATGTAACAGGGTGGGACGTTGCTAGATACGAAGATTACAACGTTATGTGTACGATCTGCCGAGAAACTAGACAAGTAGTAGACTTTAAACGCTTTCATCAAAGAGATTGGGAATACATTATGGGCATGGCGTTAAGTGTACATAAGAAATATAACTCACAGTTCATCATAGACGCTACAGGCGGTGGCGATAAGGTAGCACACGATATGCGACAAATGAACGTACCAGTAGAAGCAATTACATTCACTAACACAACAAAAGAAAACATGATTAACCAACTAAGTATCACAATAGAACAACGTCTTATTACATATCCATTAATTGAAGAGTTGATTAACGAGTTACAAGCATATACTTATGAAGTGTTACCAAGTAAGAAACTAAGGTATGGCGCACCAACAGGCTTACATGACGATTGCGTTATCGGTTTAGCGTTAGCGGTTGAAGGTATTAAGAACTACATACAAATCGCTACAATCGTTAAACCAGAGTCAATTATTAAAGATTACTCAACAGTAAGCCACGCACAACCAACGGTTGCCGGTGGATGGAGCAACTTAGCATGAGAACAAACGGAAATAAGGTAAAAATCAGAAATAGTGGAAAGTGTGTGTTATAATCTATTTAGAGGTGATTCATGAAAGTATTCAAAGATATTGAGATTAAGCCAGACGAAGGACAACAGAGTAAAATAGCAGAACATATCTGCGCTGAGATCAAACGTTCATTAGGCGATAACTCGGCAATCTACGCTGAGGCTGAACGTTCCGAACGACAATATAACCAAGTAACTAAATGGATGGCAAACAACGCTGTATGTACAGAGCCGTGGCCGGGAGCTAGTGACCCGTACATTCCTGTAACTGAATGGACTATAGACGCTATTGTATCACGTGCTGAGAGTGCGTTGCTTACCTCAGAACCTTATTGCACGGCTACACCCGAGAACAGCGACAGTGCAGGTAAAGAGGACGATGTAACAGCGTTTGTTGATATGGCATTAAGAGATATTGTTAATATCAAAAAGGATTTTCCGTTTTTCATGCGTCAAATGCTTAAACTACCGTTTGCGGTTATTAAGTATGACTGGACACAAACCTTTGAAACAATGATCGGTAAAGCAAAAGCAATCTTAATGAAAAGCCCTGACGGTAAGAAACAAGAGTATTTATTGATAGATGAACCTGACACACAAGTAAAGATGGCTGAAATGTTAATGAACGGTTGGGTAACTAACGCTGAACCAGAAGAAGTATTAGCACAGGGCGACGAACCATTAGAAGACGGACCACGCCTTAAATACATCAGATTTGGAGATTATGTATGGACACCGAACACCAAGAAAGGTAAACGCCCGTACTGGGAAGGTGATAGGTTCTGGATGGACCCACAAGAACGTAGAGCGAAAGAACAACAGAAATTCTTTATTAAAGGCAGTAACGAGAGAATAGAAGCGTTTAACGAGAATAACGACAAAGAAATAGCTAAACGTACTAAACTAACAGAAATGTATCACTTTTACGGTAAACTACCGTTTAACAAACAGAATGAAATAGATTTTAGCGACCCTAACCCTATTGAACAGGAAGTACACGCTATTGTCTCATATAAAGAAAAAGTCTTAATGATGGTAACGTTTTGGGAGTATGAGCGCATACCTCATCCTGACCGTGTTTATATTAGAGACGGTTTTGAAGATACAGAAGGGTTTACATTCCGTTCAGTATGTCAGAAACTACGATCAATACAGAGCGAGTTAAACGTATTACAGAAGACTATTATAGATAACGCAATGATTAGTTTAATGAACGTTTATGTAAAAACAGGTAATCTACAAGGAACAGTAGCCGCAGAAAAGATGCCGTTCTTCCCGGGTGCAATGATTAATTTAATGAAAGATCAAGACATTAAACCACTTCGGGTATCAGACGTTAAGAGCATAGGTTTTGATATACAAGAACAATTACTATCGTTTGCTGAGAGAGTAACTAACATCAGTGTATGGCAGACAGGCGCACAGCAGAAAGGTGGACAGAAGACGTTAGGCGAGGTTCAGGCAACGATTGCAGAGGGTAATATCGGTATTGATAGATTTATCGGACGTTGTCACGAAGTATTAAAGAAGATTTGTATGTATACGCTAGATTATTATATTGAACGTATGCCAGAAGGTATGGAACGTAAGATCATGGGTGAGAATGGCGAAGTGTTGTTTGCTAATGACGAAACAATGGAACTATTCAAAGACCGTGAACTTAACCCTATGTGGGAACGTGGCGACATAGCCGGACAGTTTAGCTTTAAATGGAACGGTACACGATTAAGCGCAAGTAAAGAACTTGGAATAGCAATATCAAACGATCTAATGGACAGGTATTTACCACAGCCAATAGTACAGAGTAACTTGTTACATACATACGAAATCTTAAAACGTGGATTGGTAGCTCGTGGCGTTAAAGACTATGAGAAGATCATAGGACCAAAAGAAGCTATTCTTGCAGAAATGCAAGCACAGCAACAACTTAGCGAAGGAAAGAAAGTATTAGACGAAATGGAATCACCAGAAGAAATGGCAAGTAACAAACTAGCAGAAATGGGTATAGAAATGCAACCCGACCAAGTGGTAGCAGAAGCTGAGGTTTAATGAGCGAAAATAAGTTATATCCTTTTAAGTTTAGGTCAAAGGTAAGGGTAAAAAGTGGGTTTTATGGTGGGTTTGAAGGTGTCGTTGCTAAGTATCATCCCGACTTTAATAGCTTTACGGTCATGCTTGATTATGACGGTAATATTGACGGTCATGGAGAGATGAAGTTTTGCGGAGACGAGCTAGAACTGGTTGATAATGTTTAAAAAAATAATAAATAAATTATTAAGACCGAATAAGATTAAGTTAAGTCCAAAACAGATAGAGAAAGACCGAGACAAGTTATTTAAAGCAGTTGAACGTATGAAAATGTTAGTAAGCAACGAAGATACAGGATGGACAGACGTGCTTACGTTGATTGACCAGTATATAGAGCATTTATGGACACAAAAGCTAGTAGCACCAACGCACAATGATAAAAATGTAATAGACGTTATTAAGATGATCGATTTAGAAGTAGATTTATGGTTAAGGTTTAAGCAGATACCCGAAACCTTTATAGCAAAAGGAAAAGAAGAATTACACAACATGAAAACGCCAGAAGAACAGATTGACAGTTTAGTTGACAAAGAGGCGTTTGAATCTTGGAAGCATTGATATTTGCCTTATGTTCATTGACAGTAGCGTATATAGATTATAAGACAAAAGAGATACCGCATTGGTTGATATTTCCTAGCATTGCATTAGGTATATACTTTACAGGGTATTGGCACTGGTGTTTGATCTTGTTTTTAATAGCTGGGTTGCTAGCCACTATGCCAAAGCTTGAAAAAAAGGGTATATGGGGCGAGGGTGACAGTAAGCTATTTGCAATGTACGGGGCGTTCTTAGGACCGTATGCTTTTATTATATTAATGCCAACGATAGTGATAGTGAAGATAATGCTAATTAAAGGATTAAGACATAAAGCGGTAGCACCGATTACGATACCGTTTTTGTTCATATTTTATTTACTGAGGATGACTGGCGGTCACACGACCAAAGACCCTCAAACAAAGGAAGGTTAGGATGAAGATTTGGGAGATGTTACGAGCGTTATTGTTTGGTACAAGCGGAGAGATTGTTAGCTTAGGACAAGAAGAAGCAGCCCCCGAAGAGGGACAAGTTGCAGAAATCCCCGAAGTGAACGAGGAATTGAAGGAAGACGGTACAGAAGCCCCTACGGGATTAGCGGAAGTACCAGAACCAGAAGTACCCACGACAGTTGATTACGCAGAGTTTCAAGAACTAAAGGCACAGGCTGACAACTACAAGGGAAAACTGACCGCGCTAGAAAGAAACAATCATAGCCTTAAAGACTTAGTGGCAGGTGACGGATATGAGCTAGTTAGGCGAGACGATAACAGCTACATGAAAGTACCTATCGCTCAGAAAGAGCGTGAACGTTTCTATACAGACGAACATGGTAAACAAATGCAGGCTTATTTTCGGCAAGACGGGTTAAGTGATGAGGATGTTGCACGACATACAGCCGGATTTATGGACACTTATAGCTTGAAAATGAAAGATTTGATTTATGATGAACTGGATAGGCGTGAGTCAGAAGGTAAACAACGTGATAAAGCCAAAGCTGAGTTCACTAACGCACGTGACGAGTCATGGAAGAAAACATTAACAATATTCCCTCAATTAAATTCCACAGCAGAAGGGTTTGACAAAGTGTTCTTTGAAAAGGCAACAGAGATATGTAAAGAAAAGTACACTAATCATCCCCAAGGCGAGTTGTATTCGGCTATGGATGCGGCTGAGATGTTAGGCGTAAACAAACGTACAATCCAGAAAGAGCGAGTAGATGCGGCTAATATTGCCAAGAAGGGACGGCAAGTATTGACTGATCCATCAGGTAAAGCTGGGATAGCAGGCGGTGGCAAGATGAGAGTTCTCTCTGGAAAAGAATACGTACAACTATCAGAAGCAGATGAAATCGAATACGATAAGTGGCTTAATAAGGAGATGTCTAAGGAGAAGTAGGACATGAAGAAAATAGGTATGTTTGTATTAGCCCTATTGTTCGGTGTAAGCGGATGGACTGACGAAATGAATCCACAGAAAGTTGCGGACATTGGTGATTACATTCCGATTCATTGGGCAGCAGGTGTTATGAAAAACGCTGATCGTCAAGAACTTGGCGCACAGTTATCAGGTAAAGAAGGGTCAAAGTCAGCTATTATTGACAAAACTGGTGAATTAAGCAAAAACGGTAATCAGTTGAACATTCAAACAATGGGTCAGATCATAACCGCAGGTGTTACAGGCGAATCTGTTCTGAAAGGAAACGAATCAAATCCACCTGTTGGACAGTACAGTATCACAGCAGACGTAGTACGTAACGCTATTGGTTTTACGTGGAAAGCTAATCGTCAGTCAATGGTTCAGTTAGTTTCTAATTACAAGAAATTGTTAGGAAACTGGATGGCTCGTAGACGTGACTCTGACTGGATGGAAGAAGCGATTGACAATGGTTCGTATACATCTTATGCAAACAAAAAGGCTAGCGTTAGCGAATTAACCACACCAAATGAAAAGTTTGGAGAGAATGACCTTAAATTGCTACAGATAAAACTACAGCGTTCAGGGGCAGAGCCAATCACAGAAACACGTGTGAACGGACGGATAGAAGGTATTTATGCTTGTATTTTGTCAGAGGTTGATTATTACCATCTTAGTCAAGATACAGCTTTGGTGAACGCAATGGTAAACGCTCTTCCTCGTGGAGAGAAGAACAATCCTTTATTTAAAGGAGCTTTGGGTATGTGGGGTAACATGGTACTTATGCAGTATAAGTCCATCAACTCACTTAAACAGGGTACGCCATTACGTCCAGAAACTGTTGTTTACGCTACATTAACGACTACTGCTACAGTATTGTCAGTTGGTGGAGCTACAGAGTCAACAGGGGCAACAGCAGATTACACAGCTTACTTTGCAAGTTCAGGATCATTGCAAGTAGAAGACGAAGTTATATCATATTCAAGTTTGACAGTGAACACTTTTGCAGGGTTGACACGTGGCGTAGGCACTTTTGATGCGGCTCAACATTCCAACGGTGCATTAGTTACACAGCGTGACGTTTCAACTATTATAGCACTTGGCGCAGAAGCTATTGCTCGTGCAAATGGCGATAATCCACAGGCTATAACAGAGAAAGACGATTACGGTATGCAGACAGGATTTGGTATTATGGCATATTACGGGCAGAGTGTTGTTAAAGATACAGACAACAACACACCGGGCATACAGTTGCTTAAAGTTTATTCACCTAACCCAGCTGGATCATCAGCAACAACATAAGGAGTGATGACATGAAGAAAATTCTAGCATTAATTCTTATGTTGGGTATGGTTAGTACGGTAGCTTTTGCGGCTGATAACCTTGATTATGTACGTTCAGCACGTCATGTAGGTAGCACAGTTGCTATCGGTGGCGTATCGAATGGTATAGGTCTTGGCGTAGCAAATAACACAGCAATTACAGCAGGTGACGGTATTCTTGTTACTGGTAAATGTAATGTTCGTGCTATTGTTGTTACAGGAACAGGTGCAGGCGATTCAGCTATTGTTTATGATGCTTTAAGCGCAGTATACGCAAATCGTAAAATTGACATTAAAGTTGGAGTAGCTAACGGTACAACTGTAGTAACGCTTCCGGGAGGAGCGTTGTTTTCTACAGGTGTATATGTAGATGTTGACGATACAGATGTTGATGTAACAGTTTTATACGACTAATAAATTGGTGGGGAGAGTTTCGGCTCTCCTCACTTCTTAACATTACTAACTATGATAAACGTACTTATATTACTTTCAGGACTAGGTTTCTTAGTAGGCAGACCTTTGATACCATCAGAGGTGATGCTTTTTCATATATTATGTACCGCTACGATTGTACTTAATCAACACGGCATAGATAATAATAAAAAAAGTATTTTATTCCCATTATTAGGATTAGGGTTCATCAACCTCGTCTTATTCTCATTTACAAAAGTAGTCTTTGTATCGTATATTAACCTTTCTCTTGCGGTAATGGCGATCTGTATGCTAGAAGACTTCGACATGAAACAAGCTAAACACTCACTACTAGCGGTATGCTTAATTAACGTATTTCTAGTATTTCTACAATTAGTAGGTTACAACCCATTACCAATAACATCAACAATAGAACCCGGTGGCGTGTTTTCTACCGCACCAAGACTATGTATGTTGCTATGTATCTGTTTACCCCTAGCCTTAGAGGTACATCTTGCACTTGCATTGTTATTTGCCTCTGTAAGCGTTTACTTGGGCGAATACGCTGTCTTAGGGGTTGTATTGGCACTATTACTGGTTAAGGTAAGAAACGCCCAACTACGGGCGGTTATATGCCTTGCGGTAGTTTCTGGGTGTTATTTCGTTAGAGATAGATTAATACAGTCGGTTAGCATAAGATTCGATACATGGAAAGCATTGTTTCAAGTGTACTTATTACAGCCGTTAAAAGGTATAGGAATGGGTGTATATCCGTTTGGAGAACTGCCCAAAGAAACAGACAATCAGGTGTTTAGTAGCTTGTTTAGGTTTGTTACTAGCATAGGTATTATGTCAGTAGGATGGATTGCTTACGTAGTTAATAGGATTAAAATAGTAAAATATACGGCTGTAGTCGGTAGTTTGGGTGCTTTGTTGTTAATATCAACGGTTGAGTACCCGTTTGAAGTACCGAGGTTATGGTTTCCAATAATAGTAATAATATCAATGTTTTTTAAGGAGGTACAAGATGGAACGAATGGTTTTAGTTAAATGGGACGGTAGACGAGGTTCAATTACACGCAATCATAAGGGAGTGAGGTATTTTATAGCTGACGATAGTGGCGTAAAAGCTATTCCCTTTGAAGTACTGATGGATATATACGCTAATAGAAACTCATTAAGTAAATGCGTTATACCGTTTAGTGCTGATGTTACGGTTAAAGACGCAGAGATTGTTGATCTTAAAGAACAGATCGTAGCATTACAGACAGAGATTGAAGACCAGAGGAAAGAATTGAACGCCAAAAAAGAAGACGTTAAAAAGAAGGTAACTAATGTCAAGACTGTCAAACAGAACAAGAACGGATAAGGAAACATCACAAGGCACACATAAGCCTTTAGAAACAGAATACGACTTTGTGCCGGAGTTTAGTTTACCTGATTCATCGACTAACGTAGACGTTAAAGCGACACAGGCGACATCATTTAATAGAGTTAAACGTGCGTTTTTGTGTCAGATATGGTTTGACCAAGACATAACGATAAGGTTTAACGCTACTGACGCAGACGGCATTACGGTATATGGTTACGAATCACCGTTTGTATCTGACGAATTACTCGCGGTTGACAATGTTTATTTAAGTAACGCTTCGGGCGAAACAGCAAACATAAGGATATTACTTGTATGAACGATTCAATTGACCTTTTATCACAATTTGGCGACCTTCTTTCAGACCATAAACAAAAGAAAAAGGAAGTGACTCACTTAGAAGCCGAAAAAGCACAATTACAAGCTGACCTTGAAATGTTAGAAACCGAGAAAACCAAGACAAAGGCAAGCAACAAGCTACTAATAGTGGAAAATAAGGAAAAACTAGAAGTAGAACGTGTAAACGTAATGCGGATAATCGACCAAGAGGACGCTCGTATTAAGGATTTAGACGCTAATATCAAACAACGTTTAGAAGATTTACAGGTAGGCGAGAAGGTTTACGCTCAGAAGAACCAAGAGTATTTAGGTAATAGGGCTGATTTGTTCAAGGATAGAGAGCAAGTAGACATTGATTTAGCCCAGAATAAGCGGTTAATCGAAGAATTGACGATAGCTAAAGAAGTCTTAGAGGCTGAGACGATAAAAAACAACCGCTCAGTGAAGGATTTGAAGACCGCAACAGTTAACGCTGACGGAGCTAACCTTGACGCAAGCACGGCAGAGAAAATGTCGTTTGAACAGGAGAAAAACGCCAAAGAAGCTGTTATTGAAATGAACAAGCAAGAAAAGATATTAAATAAAAAGATAAAAGAAACTAAACTAGCAGAAGACGAGCTAGAAGGACGTATTTTTCAATTTGAGAAGACAGAACAACAGCGTGAGATCATCAATCAGGCGTTACTTAAACGCAAGAAAGATTTAGACGATAGAGAAAAAAGTATAAACGCACGTATTTTAGACAAGGCACAAGAGTTAGTTAAACAACGAGATAAAACACGGGATAAGAAATGAGAAAATTAAGTATTCCAGAATTTCTAGTTATAATGGGGTTATTAACCGTTGGCGTTAGTTCGTTTGGTGCTACTACAGGCAGAACCACAGGCGGTGTCACCTCTCAGAACGTAAGGATACAAGAGGTAGACGGAAATCCTAGTGGTGTATTACGCAAGCTGACGGTAAGCAACGATACTCTGACAAACGATGGTGCAGGTAAGTTTATTTTAGATACTGGTGGTGGCAGCTCTTCACCCCTCACAACAAAAGGTGACTTGTATACCTACTCAACCGAAGATGTAAGGCTTGCCGCTGGAACTAACGGATATTTATTATCCGCTGATAGCACAGAAGTTACAGGATTAAAGTATATCGACCCAGCAACAATAGGTGGATTGCCAGGTGGTGCTGATACGCAAATACAGTTTAATGATGGTGGTGTATTCAATGGTATACCTTCGCTCACATACAACAAAACTCTCGATCATCTAACAATAAGTTCAGCGTTGCTAATCCTCGGAAATTCATTAAACGATTATGCTATGCCCTTAGAGGATGGTACGCTCGATCAAATAATGTCAACGAACGGTGCTGGTTCGGTTAGTTGGGTAGACGCACCAGCCGAAGCCGACACCTTAGACAGCGTTGCAGAGCGTGGCGGAACGACAGATGTTAATTGTTATTTCACGGGCAACGTAGGAATAGGTGTAACTGAAACAGTATCAGCCGGTGATTTACTTATAAACACCGCTACCGAAATATCATCTTTAGCTGATGCTTGGGTAAACGATATGGTAGTAGTAGGAGCAGACCCGACAGTTAGAATATCAGATGAGGGAGCAGGATCAGGCGGTTCAAATGCTAATATAT